AGCAGGAGTCTATGATGGCTCTGGTGCTGCTGATTTAGGACAATCAGGTGAAACAGACCCTCTAGACCTTATGGCTAGAATGGCAAGACTATTAGACGAGCAAAATGTACCTGAAGAAGGTAGATGGTTCGTTGCAAGTCCTGACTTCTACGAAGTTCTAGGTCAGTCATCTTCTAAACTATTGTCTGTAGACTTCAACGCAGGTCAAGGCTCAATTAGAAATGGCTTAGTTTCAAGTGGAAAACTACGTGGATTTGATATGTACAAGTCAAACAACATTGCTGCAACATCTAATGCTGCTGGTAAATGTATGGCTGGTCATATTAGTTCTACTGCAACTGCTAATACTATCCTCTCAACAGAAGTGTTAAGAGACCCAACATCGTTTGGTGACATAGTTAGAGGCTTACATGTCTATGGTGCGAAAGTACTTAGAGATGAAGCTCTAGTAAGTGCATTCTACGGTATCGACTAATACCAACTCGGAGGGGTCTTAACGGACCTCTCCACTTTTTTAAGGAAATAAAATGAAAAATAAAAAAAGAACAATGTATAAAGATGGTGGTTCAAACAAAGGTAACGAAGCAGCTAAAAGACATCAAAAAGGACATGGTGGTACTATGAGAAGTATGTACAAAGATGGTGGAATGCCAAAAGCAAAACCTTGTTAATATGAAAGTTAACGCACCTAAAGGCTATCATTGGATGAAACAAAAAAATGGTAGTTATAAACTAATGAAGCATACTGGTAAATTTGTAAAACATAAAGGTGCAAGTTTAACAGCTAATTTTACAATTCAAAAGGTTCATAAAAAATAATGGCAACAACATATCTAGATATAACTAATGAAGTATTAAGAGAACTCAACGAGATTCCTCTTACATCTGCAAACTTTGCAAACGCTGTAGGCTTACAACAATTTGTTAAAGATGCAGTCAACAAATCTATATTTGATATTGCAAATGCCGAACCTCAGTTACCATTTTTTGCAGTAGGCGAAAGTGGAGAAACTGACCCTTTTTATGGTAATGTTACAGTAGCTACAACAGCAGGTACAAGATGGTACGAATTAAAAGCTAGTAGTTCTAACGTTGCTAATGACTACGCTTCTATTGATTGGGATGATTTTTATGTTACTACAATCAATGTAAGTGGAGAATCAGCACCTTATGTTTCTAAAGGACTAACGTTTATGACTTTAGCCGATTGGAAAAGATATTATAGAGATGCTGAAAATGCAGATGATGCAGACACACAAAATCATGGAGAACCAAAATTTATAATTAAATCTCCAGATAGTAGGAAGTTTGGATTAAGTCCAATTCCTGACAAAGTTTATAACGTACACTTTTATGCTTTTGATAAACCAACAAAGCTAAGTGCACATGGAGATACAGTAATATTTCCAGAACAATATGTCAACGTCATAACATCTAGAATGAGATATTATGTATGGCAATTTAAAGAAAGTCCTCAACAAGCAGCTTTTGCTTTAGATGACTATAAAAAAGAATTAAGACAGATGAAATCTAATCTTATGAATCCAACACCTAAGTATATGACAGACGATAGGAGATATTTCTAGATGGCAGGTTCGCAACCATATACCGTTGCATGTGCTGGTGGTTTAATTAAGTCTTCCAACTCAATAGACTTACTTAAGACTCCCGGTTCAGCTAGAGATTTAAAAAACTTTGAAGTCTCTATAGAAGGTGGATATAGAAGAATTAATGGTTACACTAAATACAAAGTAGGAGATGTAACCCCTACACAACCGACAGGAGCTTCTACAACTATTCTAGGAGTTTTTCCATACGCAGATGGTGTTATATGTTGTGCAGGTACAGCTATTTATTTTAGTGTTGATGGAGCTACTTGGATAGATATAGGAAGAGCTTCTGTATCTGGTAGTGGAGATGACTATAGTACCTTTACAGGTAGAAGCACTCTTACTAGAACAGGACAAGGACAAGCAAGTTTTGTAATCTTTGAAGGAGCTACTTACGACTACGGTGAAGTTATTATCTCAGATGGAGCTAATAAGCCTTACAGTTTTAGAATGGAAGGTACTGGAGGTTTAACATCAAGAACATTTTTTAGTTCAGAAATTACTGTTACAGGTACAAAAGGTGTTAAGTTTTTAACAGTACATGACCATCATTTAATAGCTGCAGGAGTAGAAGATAACTTAGATAGTGTTTACTATAGTGTGTACAATAACCCTGATAGCTTTAGTGGTACTGGGGCAGGTGCAATAACTATATCAGACCAAATCGTAGGTATTAAAAGTTTCCGTGATGAGTTATTTATATTTTGTAAAAACAGTATACATAAACTTATAAATATAAACAACAGCTCAACCATAGCTGTAGTACCTGTAGCCGAAAACGTAGGTTGTTTAAGTGGCTATAGTATTCAAGAGATTGGTGGTGACTTAATATTCTTAGCACCAGATGGACTAAGAACAGTTGCTGGTACTGCAAGAATTGGTGACGTTGAATTAGGAACTGTTAGTAAAGCTATACAACCTTTAGTAACAGACATAGCTACACAGATTGACACGTTTATTATAAGTAGCATGGTTATTAGAGAAAAATCTCAGTACAGATTATTCTATACAAATACAAGTTTCTCTAATAATGTACAACGTGGAATTATAGGAACATTAAGACCAGACGGATTCCAATGGTCAGAAACAAGAGGAATAGAGTCAACAGCTTGTAACTCAGGATTTGATAACAATACAATAGAAAGATATTATCACGGAGATACAGATGGCTATGTACACACACATGACTCAGGATTTACTTTTGATGGTACAAAAGTTTTAGCAAGATACGAAACACCTGACTATGATTATGGTGACTTAGGAACTTTAAAAACTTTACATTACCTAAAAGTATCTTGTGGCACAGAAGGACAAGTAGAGCCTGATGTACAAGTTAGATTTAATTATGGTGATACGAATACAGCACAACCTCCTACACTATTTGATTTAGGAGTTATTAATCCACCATCTAAATTTGGTGATGCTGTATTTAACTTAAACACCTTTGGTGGTGGTGAGAATCCACTTATAAGAGTACCACTATTAGGTAGTGGACACAGTAACAATTTTACATTTATTAGTGAGGACACCAAAGCCCCTTACACAATTAATGGTTTATACGTAGACTATATACCTTCAGGCAGGAGATAACAAATGGCAATAACAAAAGTTTCAAGAGGATTATTAAGTACAGGTATTGTAGATAACAGTAATGCAACTGCTATTACTATTGATTCTAGTGAAGATGTAACACTTGCAAATAATTTGCTACTAGCAGATGGAAAACATATTTTATTAGGTCCAGATAGTGGGGATGCTTTTAATACTGAATCACCTATAAGAATACAAGATTCTACAAATGCTTATATTAACATTAAAGCAGGTACTGGTCATTCAGGAGGTTTGTTAATTGGAGATACAGACGATGATTTTATGGGAGGATTATTATATAATAATAATACTAATGCTTTAACATTATATTCAAATAATGGTACAAGAGCAACAATAGATTCAAGTGGTAATTTTCAAATTTCAGATGGAAATTTAATAGTAGCTAATGGACACGGTATAGATTTTAGTGCTACCGGTGGACCTACAAATGGTTCAGGTAATTCAGAACTACTTGACGACTACGAAGAAGGTACTTTTACTCCAGCTTTTGCAGGTTCAGGTGGTAACCCAACAGTAAGTTATCAAACTCAACAAGGAAGATATACTAAAATTGGAAATTTAGTTCATGTCCAAATAAGACTTCAAACAATGAGTGTTTCTGGAGGTTCAGGTAATCTTAGTATAACAGGATTACCTTTTGCATCAGCAACCACTAGTGGTACAGGTTCTGGATTTTCAAAAGCTTTTATTTATAATTGGTCTACTGACCCTGAAACTTTTTTTACAGGAGGAGATACAAATATTGCTATATACTCAAGTGATGCAAATAATACTCAAGCTCAAGTCTCGCATTTAAATACAGCGTCAGGACCTGTTAATTACACAGTAATAGATGGAACTTATCAAGTATAATGGAAATATCAAAAACAAATTTTAACGAACACGAAAGTGTAAACCGAGTACGAAAGTACTCACATTTATAAACCTTATATCTAGTGGATGCTAGATACAGACCGGAGAAAATAGAATGGCAATAACAAAAGAAATAGTAGAAGATAAGATTGAAGTTGTAGGAGACTACAAATCAATCCAAATTCGTGAAGCAACTGTTATCAAAGAAGATGATGTAGAGCTTACAAGGTCTTTCCATAGGAAAGTACTTGATTGCGTATCATCTGTAAAAAATGCTGATGACTCTTGGACACACACAGATACAGACGTATCTAGTGAGTCTGATGAAGTGAAAGGCATTTGTACAGCAGTATGGACTACTACAGTTAAGAACGCTAAGAAAGCTGCTAACGAAGCTGCAGACGTAGCATAAATTAAAACGGAGAAATAGATTATGGCATTAACGAAAACCCCTATAGAATTATCTAGTACGCCTAGTATTGTTGATGGTGGCAACGCTACTGCCATAACTATTGATAGTTCTGAAAATGTAAGTCTTGCAAACAATCTTGCATTTATTGCAGCAGATGGTGTAGAACTTTCAGCTAAAGAAAGCTTTCAAGTAACTATTGACTCTGACGATAATCAATCTAGCCGAGTTTTTGCAGTTAGAAGTGGAGCAAGTGGCTCTTACGAAAGTTTAATAAGTCTTAGTGAGGCAAGTGGTGCTGTATTTAATGAAGATGGATTAGCAACACTAGACTTCAGAGTTGAATCAGATAACGAAGCTAATATGTTTGTGGTTAATGGTGGTACTGACCAAGTAATTATTACTAATAGTGTACAAGATAATGCTTCACCTAATTATAAAGATTCATTAGTCCTTCACAATTCGGTAGATGGTGGAAGTAGAATATTATTTAGTAATGCAGTAGCTTCAGAATTAGCTTCTATTCAAGGTGGCATTTCAGGTGTAGGTTCAGGAACAGATGATGGTACATTAATATTTAGAACAGCTTTAAATGCTACTGCTTCTGAAAAAATGAGAATAACAAATAGTGCAGTAATTATTAATGAAGATAGCAACGACATAGACTTCAGAGTTGAATCAAACAACTTAACTTATGCTTTTGTAGTAGACGGTGAAGCTGGAAAAACAGCTGTTGGAGGTAATGTAACAGGTGCAAGACTTTCTGTTTTTGAAGGAGGTAACAGTACAATTGTTGCTTATTTACAAAATGGTAGTTCGTCAATTAACAATTCATCTGCTTCTATACTCTACTTACAAACTACAGTAGATTCCGCTATACAAGACGGCTATAAACTAGTGCAGTTTGCAGACTCTGATACTGTACTTGGCTCTATATCTACAGCCTCTAGTTCTTCCAATGTTTCTTACAACACTTCTTCAGATGAACGATTAAAAGAAAACATTGTAGATATGCCTTCACAGCTTGAAAATATATTAAAAGTGCAACCTCGTCAATTTGATTGGAAAAAACACGGCAATACCGCAAACGGATTTATAGCACAAGAATTATATGAAACATACCCAGAAGCAGTAACAGTCGGACTTGAAGATGAAACACAAGACCCTTGGTCGGTAGATTATGGAAGGCTTACACCTTATATGATAAAAGCAATGCAAGAACAACAAGAAATAATTGAATCACTTAAAGCTCGTATTGCAGCTTTAGAAAACAAATAAAGGAAAATAAAAATGGCAGTAACATGGTCAATAACAAACACAGAGTACAACAACGACTCTGACAAAGGCGTAATACACGCATCCTGGACCGCACAAGAAACTGAAACAGTAGATAGTGTAGACCATACAGGCATAGTATCAGGAATGGAGTCGTATACTCCAGACTCTAGTGCTGCTGGTTATGTAGATTACGACAGTCTTACAGAAGCTAATGTAGTAGCTTGGATAAAAGCAACATTAGGCTCTGATGAGGTTACTCGTGTAGAAACTAAAGTAGCTGCACAAATTACTAAAAGCAAAACACCACCAACAGCGTGGGGAGTTCCTTGGGCATAAATAAAAAAATTTTAAACGGAGAATAACAAAATGGCAGGATATGTAAGACAGAGTTCATTTGTAGACGGTGATACCGTTACTGCTGCACTTTTTAACGATGAGTATAATCAGCTAGTAAACGCTTTTCACAACTCTACAGGTCACGCACATGATGGCACAGCAGCCTCTGGTCCTGTTATTGGTATCATCGGTGATGCAGGAGAAACTTCTCCGAACAACAAAGTATTAATAGATACAACAAACAACTACATTGAGTTTTATGTAGAAGTAAGTAGCAATCCAGTACAACAATTATACATAGCCGATGGAGCTATTATACCTGTTACTGATAACGATGTAGACTTAGGTACTAGCTCATTAGAATTTAAAGATTTATATTTAGATGGCACAGCCCATATAGATACGTTAGACGTTGATGCCAACGCAGGAATTATAGGAAACGCTACAGTAGGTGGTACATTAGGTGTCACAGGCAATACAACTTTAACAGCAAACTTAACAGTAAACGGAAACACAACACTCGGCAACGCTGCAAGTGATACAGTCACTATAACAGCAGACGTAGCTTCTGACATTATTCCAAGTGCTGATAGCACACATGCATTAGGTGACAGTTCTAATTACTGGTCACATGGTTACATTGATGCCATTACAACTACAGGTAATGTTGCAGTCGGTGGTAACTTAACAGTCACAGGCACAACTACATTTAATGGTGGTACAATCACAATGGGTGATGCAGCTACTGACAATGTAGTCTTTGGTGCTGACGTAGACTCAAACATTATACCTGACGATGATGATACATACGATTTAGGTAGTTCTTCACAAGAGTGGAGAAACTTATACATAGATGGTACTGCAAACATAGACAGCCTTGTAGCTGATACAGCAGACATTAACGGTGGTACTATTGATAGTGCAACTATTGCAACCTCTGACATTACAGTTGGTTCTGGTAAAACTTTAGACGTTTCATCAGGTACTTTTACACTTGCAGATAATCAAATCTCTGGTGACAAAGTAGAAGGTGGTACTATTGCTGCTACTACTGTTACTACATTAACTTCAACAACTGGTAATATTACAAGTGTTAATGCTACTACAGTAGATACAACTAATCTTGAATTAACAAATTTAAAAGCTAAAGATGGAACTGCTGCAGGTTCTATAGCAGACTCTACAGGTGTTGTAACACTTGGAAGTTCTGTACTAACTACAACAGATATAAATGGTGGTACTATTGATGGTACTATTATAGGTGGCTCAAGTGCTGCAGCTATTACAGGTACAGCTATTACAGGTACAAGTTTTGTAATTGGTAATGCTGACATTAACGAAGCAGAACTAGAAACTATAGATGGAGTTACAGCAGGAACTGTTGCAGCTTCTAAAGCTATAGTAGTAGATAGCAACAAAGACTTTACAGGTGCTAGAAACATTACACTTACCGGAGAACTTGATGCAGGTTCATTAGATGTAAGTGGTAATGTAGATGTAGATGGTACACTTGAAACAGATGCACTTTCTATAAATGGTACAACAGTTACAAGTACTGCAGCCGAACTAAACATATTAGATGGAGTAACATCCACAGCAGCAGAACTTAATATACTCGATGGTGTTACAGCTACAGCAGCAGAGATAAATGCTCTTGATGGTATTACATCGACAGTTGCAGAATTAAATATCTTAGATGGTGTTACAGCAAGTGCTACAGACATTAATCTTATAGATGGTATAACAAACGGAACAGTAATAGCAAGTAAAGCTATTATAACAGATTCAAACAAAGACATTACTGGTGGTAGAAACA